AGTTCCATCAGCCTCAGGTTCCTAATCCCACTTCAGAAGAACAGGCTTTAAAGGAACAGTTTGGTTTAACATTAGGCCAGCTTTATTGGCGTAGATCCCAGATTAATACATTAGGTGTAGAAAAGTTTAGACGCGAGTTTCCCGCTACAGTCGATGAAGCCTTCTTTGCATCCTCTAACAACTTCTTTCCGATGGACATCTTAGATCGTTTAGAGCGAAGTGACAATGGCCGCTCATCGGAAAGACAATACACGGATGCAATAGAAGGCGATAAGTTCGCTATGGGCGTTGATGTCGCGAGTGGTGGGGGTGGTGATTACTCAGTTATTACTATTGTAAGCTGCACCACAATGCAACCAGTTTATTGCTATAGAAGCAATGAGATTTTACCACATAAGTTAGCTGAACTGATTTTTGATTTGTATCATGAATACGGTAATCCGCTAACATTGGTAGAACAAAATGGGCCAGGTGAAACTGTCCTATACAGATTAAAAGAATGGAAGCTAAAAAACCTTTACAAAGATAAACGCGGAAAGGATTGGAGAACTAGAAAGGAAAATAAAATCGCTATCTATGACCACTTACGCGATTTAATCTGCGAACAGTGTATTACCTGTGTGGATAAAGATCTATGGCAAGAGCTTCGAAACATTCAAATAACAAAAGGCGCACCAGCAGCTATAGGGGCTCACGACGACATGGTCATGAGTATAGCATTAGCTTTATGGGCGGCAAAACTCGTTGGGGTTCCAAGCTTCCTGTCAGTTCGGAGGAGTATGATTGATGAATACAGAAAAAAAAGAAAATCACAAAGAATACTTAAAGCTAACGGCATACACCAACACATTAGAGGATGGTAAATAAATGAGTTATTCTTTATCAGTTGAGGTAGTTAAACAGATCTGTCATGAACATGATAAGTATTGGGAAGAGCAGAAGCAAGAACTATGGCGATACAAATCAGTTTATGAGACACAGTTTTGGAATAAAGAAAGTCAGCTTAACTCTCAGCTTTATGTTCAAACATCAGATGGTTATGGCTTTATTGAAAGCTACATTGCTTCATTATTTTCTAGAAACCCAGGTGTGATTGTTAAATCTGGTTTAAAAGGAAGAGGTAATGCACAGATAGCTCAGCATTTGGCTAATGATTTTTTAATCTTTCAAAGAAAAGAGCTTGAAGCTGCAGCACGATTAGCTTTAATCTATCCTAACTCTTTTGTTAAGCTTCTTCCTACAGGTCAAGAAGACATTTACAGAAAAATAGATTTAACTGCAATACCACCTTGGGAAGTGATTACAGATAGAAATGCACGCAGGTGGGATGAGCAAAGATTTGTGGGTCATAAATACTACATGACTGTTATCGATGCTAATAGGATTTATGGAAAGAAAAGATGGAACTCAGTATTTAAAAAGGATTTCTTCGATCGCTATCAAAGAGAATACGAAAAGGAAGATGGCGACATAGGTGATTATGATTTTGATTATTACAAATACATTGAAATGGTTGAGATCTATGACATTGCTACTGGTATGGTTTATCATTGGACACCAAACTGGAGCGATGGTGAGAAGTTTTTAGATAAGTATGAGATCCCATTCATGGATCCAAAGGGAGATCCTGTTCTTCCGATTATACCATTTTACTTTAATAGGTTGCCTGATGAGCCTCTTCGCGGTTATTCAGCGATGAAGCGCATCTATGATCAACTCTATGAAACTAACATCATTAGAACTTTCCAAGCTAATGCTGTCCGTAAATGTTCTCGTCAATACTTGGTTAAAAAAGGAGCTATGGACGAAGAACAAATGGCACAAGTTACTAGTGGTATTGATGGGCTGTTTATTGAGATTGATGAGGAAACAATGGATGGTATTGTCCGTCCCCTTCCTCAAAATCCAACACCTCCAGAACTTCAATACTATTATCAACAAGTGCAGGTCGATAAAGACAAAGGCTCCATCTTGGCTCCCTTTACAAGGGGTGAAAGCACAAGAGCATCGGCTACGGAGATAACAGCACTTGCCGCTTATACTTCATCTGAGGTAGGTAGGTTAGCGAGAGAAAGGGATAATACAATAGAAGATCTAGCTAGAGCTTATCTCTACATGCTAGCTCTTTACATTGAAGAAGACGATACCAGAGAACTATTAAGCATTGCGGGCGAGCCAACGGTTGTTACACCGATGGATTTAGACGAGATGTTTATTGTTTTCGCACAAGATCAAGCACAAACTCCACTTTCCGAAAGCGTGAAGAAAAGAGAGTTCTTGCAATCAATCCCGTTATTACAACAACTAGGTGTCCCTACAATGACTATTTTGGAAGAAATGGTAAGAGCTTTAAATCTACCAGAAGATTTCGTTATGGCCGCAGAGGAAAACAACGCCCGTATTTCGGCAGCACAAGCAGCACTGGCTGGAGAAGCAGTTCAAGCAGATGCAGTAGAAATGTCTCAAAATCCTCAAGCAGCTGGAGGCCCACAAGGCCCAGCAAACTTACAAGGTATTCTACCGGGCGCACTGCCCTTTAGCTAATAGGAGAACATACAATGCCGTTTTACAACTTTAAATGCAAATCTTGCGACACACTTCATGAGGAGATACTGTCTATCGAACAGATGGAAACCTTTGAGGAAACACATCAATGTGGCTGTGGAGGAGATCTGCAAAAACAGATTTCAGTTCCTTACATTTCAATGAAAGGACGAACTAAAGGAACACCAGTCAATGGTTACTACTCACAATCTTTTGGAAAACATTTTTATAACAAATACGCAGAGCAAGAGTATGCTGAGCGTAATGGTTATGTCAAACCCACATGGGATCAGCTTGACGAATGTATGGAAAAAGGACGCGCACAAAGAGCAAAAGAAGACGAGAGATCACAAACCTGGACAACAGAACTTAAAAAAGCCGGTGGAGATAAGATCAAAGCCGCAGAACAAACATTCACAGTTAAAAACATGAAAAAATGGGGAGACATGAAAGATGGCGATTAACGAAAACGCAGCTTTAGAACAAGAACTGCTTGATGAGGCAATGGCATTAGATGCTGTTGAAGCACAAGCTCTAACAGATTTCGCACCAGAAGGAGCTTATTCACAAAACAGTTTAAATCGTTTAGTGAGAGCTTTGAATAAGGCAATGCCTTTATTTGGTGCAGATCCTATTATTGAGTTGGAAGAGGACATAGAAGGCCCTTTCCCTCCTCAGTTACTACAACCTTTAATGATGATTAAATCTGCTATCGGTGATGCAGCTTTAGAAAACGACCTGATGATTGACCTTGAAAATCTTGTAGATGATAGAGGGGTTATGATGGTAACAGGTGTTATTGAAAGCGCAGCTGAAAATGCAGTATTCAGATCATTCCTTAAAAATCCACAAGCAATGGATCAGATGCCAGAAGTAGCAGTAGAAGTAACTAATGTTGAAATGGAAGAAGAACTACCTGGTGGAGAAGTCGTTGTTGAAGACGATGAAGACATTTTACTAGCCCGTGCATAGGAGGAAAATGACATGAGCGACGCAGAAGCGACCAACACGGTGGCCCCAACCACTGGTCAAGATGCGGTGAGCACTAATGAAAGTGAAAGCACAACATCAGAAAATACTGGACAAGATAATCTCAGAGGCGAAACTGCAACTGAGACAGCACAAAACATTATAGAAAGAAATCTTGGGAAGCGACACAAGAAAAAGGTTTTTGGTAGAGATAGAGCTCAAGAAGCACTCGACATAGCCACTTTAGCTGACATAACAGCGAAGGCTAATAAACCTTCTCTGGATGATCTGGATAACGCTGAACTCCCCGAAGGTGGTGTAAAAGGTATTAACTTCAACGAAGTTCTCAGTGCCTTACCAGAGGATGCTAAACAGCTGCTTGGAAACCTAAGGTCAGATTATACAAGAAAGACACAAGATCTAGCCAATCAGAGAAAAGAGTTAAGAGCTCAACAGGCTGCACTTCAGGAATCTGATTTCTATAGAACAATGCAAGAAAAGGCAAATGCTGAAAATGTTGAGCTTGACCCTTATGACACAAAAAGTTTTGAAGCCCGAATAGAGCAAGAAGTAGCGCGTCGTTTAAATGACATGTTAGAGCCTATGAGGCAACAACAAAACTTAGAAATGAAAAGAATAAAACTAACACAGTTCCGTAATGAACATCCGGATCTGGAAAACCTAAAAGGTGAAGTAGCTGCCACGCTGAAAGACAACACGAACTTATCATTGGAAGAAGCGTATTACATAGTTAAAGGAAGGCAGAAAAAAACAGAGCTTGAAACTCAACGCCAGCAGAAGAAAGAAGAAAGGCAAGAGCGAAGAGCTAACTCTTTAAAGGTCGGAAGGCCGGCCCAGTTCAGTGGAAATAAGCCACCGAAAGGGCTCAAAGGGTATGAGATTTACGAATGGTTTGAAAGAAATGGAAGAAAATAGGAAAAAAACTGTGCTATTTACGACAGGCCCCGTTCATCTCAAAACGGATAAGCTTTTTTGGATTCCAAATGGAATACCCTCAAGAGAACAAAACTTTAGAAAAAACAATACATGTTAAAACCGGAGGATAAAAAACATGGCTATTTCAAATGATGTATTATCATCGACGCTACGCATCCTCTTAGATGAAGAAGTTGATAACCTTTTTAAATCAACTCCTTTGCTTACAGAGATGAGACGCGGCGATGGATTAGAAACATACGACGGCGGTCAAAAACTTGATGTTCCAGTTATTTTAGAAGAGCACTCTCAGATTACACAGCTTACTAATGGGTATGAACCCGTAAATCTCGCTGTTAAAGATGCGTTGCGCACTGCTAGCTATAACTGGTGTGATTTTGTTGCACCCGTTGTCATTACTAGAAAAGAAGAACTTTCGAACAAAGGCCCTCGCGCTATCGTTTCGATTGCAGAAGCTCGATTAAAATCAGTTATGGGCTTACTTGCAAGAGAAGTTGATAAGCAGCTTGTTGCTAACAGCTCGACTATTCTTACAGAACTTAACTCACTTTGTGATACACAAGGTGCCGCGAACCGTGATGGTTTCTTACAGGCTTCTGATTTTGGAGCTCAGCTTGGATCCATTGGTAGTATCAACTCGGCTACCTTTACTACTTGGCAAAATCAACATACAGAAAGCGCTGCTTTTGCAGTTTCTGACATGGTTGATTTGTATCTTAAGTGTCAGGCATACAGCCCAGGAAATGGACAGCCTAACTTGATTATTTCAGATGAAACAAGTTATGCAGCTTATAAGGCAGCTATTCAAACTCAGGAACGCTTTATGCCTTCCGATGATTTGGATCTTGGTCGTCTTACATTGGCATTTCACGGTGCTCGTCTTTACTTCGATCCTGCTTCACCAGCTAATGTGAAAAATGTAAGTGCTGCAGATCGTGAGTTCCGTATGTATTTCCTTAACACTGAATACTTAAAACTTGCATTCGATAAAGATGCGCAGTTTGAGCTATCTGACTTTGAACATGTTTCAGGTTATGCTTCTCGTTCTGCTAACATTATGACCCGTATGCAAATGTATGTATCACACTTGGCTTGTCAAGGCCTTTACACTAAAGATAGCTAATAGGGGGTTATTATGGCTACAAATACGATTATACAGTATCTTGAAACTACTGATGGTGAAGGCACTGCTTACGGTGTCGGCGTTTCGAATAGACGGCAAGTTGAAACTTACATTGCAGGCGCTGCTATAGCAGCAAATGACTTAGTTGCTTTTGACTTCTCAGCATCCAGTGATGGTGCTGCGGCTGTTACAGTTATCAAAGCAGATGCAGGCTCTACAGACAGCGTTGCTGTTGTTGGGTTTGCTTTAAATGCTGCGACAGCTGCAGGAGATAAAGTCGATGTTACGATTGCTGGTATTCACATAAGTGCAAATGTTAATGGTTCAGTTGCTAAAGGTGATAGATTATCTATCTCAGCAACAGGCGGCCAAGCAGATACTTATGTAAATGCTGACACTGTTCCGATTATCGGGTATGCATTGGAAGATGATTCCGGTAACATCGCATCAGTGATGGTTATCAAGCAGTTCTAGTATTTCATTACACTTAACCAGCTGGCTACTTGCTGAATAAAGGTTTTCTAGACATTTCCTTTGAAAGTAGCACTTCCTTTTTACTTTTGGGAAGTTTCTCCTTGGCCCGCCTGGCAACGGGCGGGTCATTTTTTTAATAAGAGGAATACAAATGAACTTGCTACAAATGAGAAACATGGTCGCTTCTATTTTAGATTACGATCCTAATGTGCAAACATACAAGGATGAAGTATCTAGAATGGTTAATGAGAGCTACATAAACTGGTTTGTCTCACGACCTTATACATTCAGTCAAAAAACAGTCGATGTTTATACATTAAGTGACGCATCCGATACAGGCACTCGTATAACACCACCAGCTGCAACTGGTATAGCAACTGAACCATCAGGTGTTATAACAAATCTAACAGCTGCGACTACTACGACTAGTGGTATTCCTGAAGTTAAAAATGGAGAGCTTACACATGAAGGCTCAGTTTTAAAAATCGCTAGCTCAACTAACTCCACCCACAACACGGGTGAATACATAATAGATAAGATTGATAGAGCTGGAGCCCGAGTTTATGTAAGCAGAATGTCTAGCACACCTAGGGTTTCATGGCTTCCAGTTGGTGGATCTGCTGAAACAGTAACAGTTAATGTTGAACAAAGGTTCTTAACTCTTCCTGATGATGTTAATCAGATCCTTTCTTGTGGTATTCGTAATGAAGTTAAAAACGGCAATGCTGTTATGGGCAACATTCAACCACTAGCAAGAAGAGTTGAAGAAGAATGGGATTTAAGGAATAATCTCACAGGATCTCCAGATAGCTACATCGTTTATGATAGCTTACCTGACCATACAATGGATGCATTTGATTATGTTCCACGCGCAGGTGTAGATTTTAAAGTAGATGTATCTGCACAAGCCGGCCCGGCTGTTGGTTGGCCTCAAGGGAAGTATGAGTTTAGAATGGCTTATACTTGGCGAGGTGTTGAATCGCAATGGTCAGATCCTTTTGAAGTAGAGATTTCAGCTTCAAATAAAACATTTACATTTACAACCTTACAGACAACCGCTTTAGGTGTTTATGGATTACGCAAAAAGTTTTACATAAGAGCTAAATCAGGTTTTACAGCAATGGGAACAGCTAATGCAATGGCTGAAACTTTCTTTAGAGACATGAGCACTTATAGAATAGATAACTTATCAGCTGGTGCGTGGGGTGTTACAGGAATGAATACCTTTGTCATTGAAGATAGTGCAACCACATACGCTTGGAACAATAATAATACACCGATTAATAACATAGAAGACATTAAACAACTGGCCAGATCCAAGCCGAACATGGGTTATAGAAAAAGAATAAGGCTATACCCTCGTCCTGCATCTACAGTGCCAATACAAGTTCGCTACTGTTTCTTTCCTAAGAAGTTAGAAGATGATTATGACTTGCCTAACTGTCCTTCAGATACACATAGATACATTGTTTATGCTACATGTTCAGAGCTATTTATGAAACATAATAATCCTGACATGGCTTTATACTATGAAAAGAAGGCAGAAAAAGAGCTATTAAAAATCGACAATAAATACTTCACTCAAAGATCCGCAACATGGATAAAGGATGGATTTCAGGTTGGGCCTAGATTACCAAGCCCATACAGAACATTGACGCATTCATAGGATTTAAATAATGAAAACAGCTGGAAAAATGCAAGTAGCCCCACAGCTCGGATTAGATCTCCGAATACCAGCAGCAAATGGGTCAGCAAATGAAATGGAAAACTGGTGTTATGACACCAAAACAAAATCATGGAATAATCAGGTAGGTTTCGAAACCTTCTGTTCAGAGAGGGGTTATCCCCTTTCTTATTATCCCAATCATCCAGTTGATAGTATTTACTGCTGGAGACGACATAACTCAGCACAACAATGGATCTTGTTCGAGGCAGGTGGTTCGCTTTATTATTTGAACCCATCACCTGGTGCTACTTCAGTTAGTAATACATTAGATTCATCAAGGACAATACCCGCTTCAAATGAGCCAGGATCCTGGTATCAACCATTTGGAAAGTATTTAGTAATCTCAAATGGTAATGATGGGCCAATGAAATGGCGCGGACAGAAAAATAGGATTTATCCAGTTGGTTGGCTTAATAGGCCATCTCCTCCAATAGGAACACCACCAACAAATAAGCCTGGTGATGGATCGCCTTATAACTTTATTGAAGGGACAGATCGTTACGAGCAAGGACAAAGTGAAACAGGTGGTGATACTAGATTTAAAGATGATGCATTTATGGGAATAGGATCTTCAACAGCCAATGCTGAGAACTCTTATTCTTGGAGGGTTTCTTTTGTAAATGAGAATGGATCTGAATCGCCAATCTCAGAACCTTCAGGCCTCGTAAGATGGACAACTGAAACAATAACAAAAGGCACCAACACTTATGAGAACACCCCATGTGTAAAGGTAACTCTTCCAGTTGGCCCTACAGGGACGGTAGCTAGAAGATTGTATAGGACGAAAAACAATGTAGGAACTGATTTCTTCTTCAGTATGCAAATACCTAATAATGTTGATACATTCGTTATGGATTTCAAAGCAGATAGCCAGTTAGGAGCAACATCACCTAGTGAAAACGATAGTGTTGCTTTTCCTGCCAGTGGAGCACGCTTTTCAGCCACTTATAAAAACTGTCTATTTCTAGATGGAGGCGCTTTAATGCCAAATAGGCTTTATCATTCAAAGCCTCTTCAATGCGATACCTATGGAGCTTTTGATTATTTCGAAACAGGAACTTCATTAGGCGGAGACATAACTGCTTTATTCACTTATTATAACTCTTTGTTTGTATTTAGAGAAGATGCTATAGATCTAGTTAGAGGTGATCCTTTAAATGGATTTGAGTTAGTTCCTTTTGTTTCAGGTATTGGAACGAGAAGCCCGCACACGATACAAGCCATACCTAATCTTGGATTGATGTTCCTATCCACGGATGGGGTGTATCTTTTAACTGGTGGATTAGATGGAGGCTCATCATTATCTATCAATAAAATCTCTGCAGAAATAGATGGCTTAATAGAAAGAATGAGTAAAGATAAACTTTCAAAGTTTGTTAGCATCTATTCACATCAATGGAGAGAGGCACACTTTTACATCTCAACTGATGGGCATCCTAAGCTAAATACAGGTATTATTTTCCATCAGGATTCAGGTGCTTGGACAACACGCGATAACATAGCTTATAAGGTAGGCTGCTTAACAACAGACAAGGATGGAAACATAATCTATGGTGCAAATCAGGCTACTAACTTAACCAACAACGATCCTGTTACAGGGATCCAAGTTATTTCAAGAGCTAGGCCAATGGGTTATGTCTCAGCTGGAAGTGGTGAAGACATTACATACACACAAGGTGGTGCATTTAGTGCAACATTTAAATCTCAGTGGATGGACATGGGCTCACCTTTTCAGAAGAAGCAGCCTAAGTATTTGTATCTATACATACAAACAACTGGGGATGCACCATTGGCTTTAAGCTTTCACAAAGATAGAAACTGGGCTAGATTTGTAACTGCTGATGCAAAACAAATGCAGATTGGCGATGCTGAAAATCAACCAACTTATCGCGAAACAGCTACTCCAAGAACTGATGATGGTGTTGCTGCTATTTGGGGTCAAACATTTTGGCAAGATCCAACAATAACTTGTATAAGATACCCAATAGTTTTAGGATCTTGTAGCGAGTTTGCTTTTTCATTTGATACAGGGGCGACCCCAGTGGTATTTTTCGGTTATGCAGTGGAATACCAAGCTTCGACAATAGAAACATTAAGGGGGAAATCCTAATGCCGTTTAGATGGAGACAAAAATCTATAGCTGACGATGACATAACATCATCAAGAGAGTTTGACATAGCTTACTCAAACTATGCTGATGTTATTAATGGAGGTATGGATAGAGATAATCTTCCTGAAGATTGTATTAACTCAGGTGGTTTATCAAACACAGCAAGAAACGAGTTTAAACAGTTTTCTGTTGGAAGATTTAAACATGAATCGAATGTAAATGCACATGCACTTTTCACAACCATTCTTGATGGAAACTTTACAGGTGGGGGTGGTGGATCACAACCTAATCCTCAAGGTAACTCTGTCTATGGGCTTCATTATGGCGATAATCCATTAATGGAAGGTGGATCTTGGTTTAAAGTAAAAGGAACTGAGGTTAAATGTGAAGAAGGAATGTTAGAAACAAACTGGAAAGTTAATGTGTTTATTCCAAAATACAGAGCTTATGTTAAGAGAGGGACATCTGATAAATGTTCAATGAAATGGGTTGAATGGAGAATAGATGTTGATGGTGTAGAAGTATGCCGATCTTCTGCTATGTTTCAACCTTGGCATACAGTAATGTTAAATGCAAACACACAAATAGGCAAAGGCGTTCATACAGTCGATGTTTATTGTCTTGTTCCAGGTAGAATAAACGATACAGATAATCAAGCTATAATGACCTTCTTTGGTGGTCAGCTTGCTTGCTGGAATAGGAGAAGATAAATGGCTACAGTAAATCTTGCAAACTTTTACCCAAAAAACCAGGTTACTGATGCAACTGAAGTTAATAATAACAGTAATGCATTAAATGGTTCAACAAGCGGTATCAATGGAGAAAATGTAAGAAGCGAAGGGATTGATCATAAAAACATGAATGATAATCCTATCCTAATCTATGGAGCACAGCAAGTGAATGCAGCTGCTAATCCTGCATTTGGTGTTGCACCTACAACTCATACTGGTTGGCGTTATCCTGCTGTTGGCGATCCTTCAGTTCCAGCTGGTGTCAGATCGGCTGCTAGAGAATACCCAGTTAATCATGATGCTACTTACGCAATAAATACCAATGTCAATCAAGGCACTAAGCTACAAGTTAATAGCACCAACGGTATCGCCTTAGAAAATGACATGCTTTTAAAGATAAACTTCTCAGCTATTATTTGGGACATTACTGCTGGAACAACTGGTGGTGCAATGTGGTCAAATAAGCTAGCTTGTGATCTTATTGGAACATCAAATGGAGGAACAGGAATAGGTGAATGGTGCTGGTTCTTTTATCCTAAGTTTAATACTACAAGTAGTGCTTTAAATGATGCTGATTTTAAAGATTGGAAAGCAGCAGGTTTTAGAACGATAGGATTACCAACAGATCCATTTAATGCAGTTGAAGGTGTTACTGGCACAAGTTATGCATTTACTACTAGAGATTTTTCACATGTTGCAGTTGCACCAATGCATACAATGGCAGCTGGAACAGGTGGTGCTGATGGAGCTATAGCAAAGTGTGCTTATTATTCTCCATTAACTAACCCAGTCATTTCTTCATCAGGCCCTTACACAGTTAAAGGTGAGGTTTGGGTTCCAGTTGATACTGGCGGATTGGCAGGGGCAGCAACTGGTAAAACACTTTATGGTATTCAGCTTTTCTGTGGTGGGCCTTGGAGAATGAATAGTATTAACATGGCGTTAGAAGGTGATACCGAAGCTAATGATGGAATAGAACACGGTGTTACAATAACTAGAGCACAAATCTCATTACAAATCTATGGTATGCAAGGAGGGTCAGTATAATGGCTTATACAGCACCAAATACATTCGCAGCAGGAGCCATCATTGATGGGTCAAACATACAAGCAAACATTGATGAGCTAAGAGATTATGTTAATGGTGGTATGGCTACTGCTGACATTCAAAATGCTAGCTGGATAGAAACCAAACACCTTATGCGCGGTGAGTTCATTGGTATTTCCAACTCTTATGAGATGAGATCTGGTTTATCAATGGGAAACACCGGTGTTAATGAAAGCTCAGGTATTGGAGGAAGGCTTATTGGTCAAGAAGAAGGCGGTAATCCTGCAATCCCAGGATCTGGCTTTAGTTATTTTCTTGACGACATCTCTGATGTTTGGATAACAGTAACAGCTTTCCCTCGTATGTATGATGGTGATGCAGCTGCTACTATTACTACAAACAGCACAGGTATTTACATGGTTGATGCTAACTCTACAACAACCTATCCATACACTTATCACACCTATCTTTCAGAAGCAAAGTTTGGTGTTAATCCTAGATCTGGTGCTAATAATGAACAACTACCAGGCTGGGAAAGAAGGAAAGGATTTAGATTTACATTTGCTTTATTTAATCAAGCAGTTGGAGAACACGCTTTCTACATGAGCGCATCTGCTGGTGTTATGACATTACCCTGGAAGTTCTTTAAAGTGCAGGTTCAAGCATTTAAAAGAGCATAGGAAATAAAACATGCTATTATTAGGAGGAAAAAGATGGAACCATTAACAGTTGGATTAATCTTAGCGGGAACCGCTGCCTTAGCAAATCGAGCCGGAGCTGCAACATCTGGTTACATCGCAAATGCACCAAGCGAAGCTGCTCAGGACAGAATAAAAGAACTAGAAAAACTTCAAGAAGCAGATGCATTAGGTTTGACTGGAGCAGAAAGAGAGGCTTTTATGGCCGCTGTTATGCATCCTCAACAAGCACTTGCTCGAGAAGGATTTGAAAGAACACAAGCTTTACAATCTATGGCTAACCAAAGTGGAGACATTTTGCGTAGAACTGCAGCAATGGAAGAGCAAGAAGCTAGAGCGGCTGGTGAGGCTGCTAGACAAATAGCTGTTGCTGATGTTCAAAAGGCTGCTCAACAAGAACAAGAGCTATTACAGTTAGAAATGGGTGTTGAATCGCAAGAACAAGCACAGAAGGCTGCCTTATGGGGTGGTATTATTGGTGGTGTTGGCGACATTGCTTCTACAGGTGCTCAATACTATGCTATGACAGAACTAACTAATCGTGGAGGGCCAATGATACCAGGAGCCAATAGCTACATGCAAGCTGCTCCTTACATGAGTATGTATGGTTATGGGCCGACAGGTTATAATCCTTACGCTAATCCTTATGGATCACCTTATGGTTATGGCCCAATGGCACCTCCCAATGTTAATACAAATCCTACTGGGGAGAAATAAGTAATGGCTGAACCCAAACAAACGAATGGCGATTACTATCGCAACATCTACATTGATACACACTATCAGCGTTATTCAATGGCACTTCAGATGGCACAAGCAGAAACGCTTCGTGCTTATGAACTTAGTGTCATGTTATCTAGACAGTTATCAAAACTTCAACAACAAAAAGCGAGAATCCAATCCTCGTCTTCTATGTCAGAGTTTGAAGCTAACCTTAAAATAGCCGGATTAGAAAACTCAATGGAGAATAACGCTTTGCAGCGTCAAATCACTGTTGTTAATAATGTTGAGAAACAATACAACATAGATTCAACACTACCTTCAACTAACCAAGCAGCTAATGAGTTTGGTAATGCTTTGGTTGGTGTAGCAGATGTTCGTGCTGCAGCTAAAAGATACTCAAATCAAGTTAGTGGTTATTCAAAAGGAACCAATGGTGCTAAAGCAACTGCTGCTTCTATTTACTCATCATTTCAAGCAGCAGCTTATCAAAAAGGTGGAGCTGCTAAAACGAAGTTTGATGCTAATAGAAGTAAAATCTCAGCTGCAATCGCACAATCTACTGGTGTTACTGAATCAGACATGAGAACTTGGCAAGCACAAAAAGATCAACAGATTTCAGACGAGATAACAAAGTATGGTGGCGAGGCTCTTGACAAGACACAACTTGAAACGCTTAGAAAACAAGCTAAAGATCCTAGTCAAAGATTAAGGTCATCTAAACAATCTGTTCTTACACCTATTAGCACAGAAGAAGAAAAGCTTCGTAAGCAGCAGCAAGAATACATCGAAATGTCCAGTAGATCTCCAGAAGAAACGATGTTAAGAGCTCAAACAATCTATAGAGAAACAATGAGCCCAATGTCTCAACAGCAAATGGCTAAGCGAAGACAAGCAGACATTTTAAGGTCATTACCTCAAGAACAAAAGCTATTAGCACAAGGTTATGAAAGAGTAACACTTGACCAAGCAAAACAAATAATGAATAAATCTTATAAGTCGCTTGATAGTGAAGAGAAGGCAGCATTAGAGATTTATCGCGCTGCTTTAAAAGACAGGGTTGCAAAGAAACCAGTATCATTTAAAATACATGAGAAGATCCATGAAATGTATCCTGAAGATTCAAATAAACAAGAGCTGGTTGCTGGTTACATCTTAAGATTAACTGAAGCAGAAGGTGCTAGTAAAGGTAATCCAGTAGGAAAAGATGCAGCACCTTGGGCAGCAAGATACGATGCTCAGATTATGGGCTTTGAACCTGGCTTAACTAAAGAAGAAAAGAAACAACTTAAAGAACTTAAAAAGATACAATCAGATGTTGGTTGGCGTTGGGCTCCCCCATCACCAGACGAAGCAGCAGCTGCAGGTATTCCACTAACTCAAGAGCAACAGCAAAACTGGGATAAATACCTTGCTAAGCATCAGAAGAAACATCCCGATCAGTCGCCGGATTTAACAGGTGAGGCACCATTAGTAAGCATTGATGATAAAGAAATGTTAGAGTTCTTAGAATGGAAGGAAGCTTTAAAAGGAAATAAAGCTACATCTCAGCCACCTAAGATTCCAAGGCTTTATCAAGGTGAAATGGTTGAAGAAATCTTTCCAGCACATGAGTTTCCTGGTCAATCGATTGATGCTGGTGGTGCTTCATCGCTATTTATGGAACGAGGTATTGAACAACCAGATCCACAAACTGAAGAAGAATGGGATGAGTTTCTTCAATACATACCTGAATCACCTGCACCAAAAGATGCGAAGAAAGATGCGAAGAAAGATGCGAAGAAAGATGCGAAGAAAGGGAAGGGTAAGGTTGGTAAGAAAGATGCGAAGAAAGATGAGTTCTACGATCTTTCTGAAAACATTACACCTAAAGATTTCACACCATACACAATCGCCGGCCCTGATTGGGCAGGAAAAGTGGCTACTTTCACAGTAATAGCACCTAATACTATTCAAGTTGTAAGCCCAGAATACGGAAACTTTGTTCTTCAAGAGGGCAAGGTCATACTAGGCGACATAGAGCTAGGTAGCCCAAAAGGTTGGTGGGATCCCATGAAAGGACAAATCAAATAAGAGGTATAGATAATGGCTGAACCCGCCCCAAAACCAGAATACAAGCTTCCTGATTTGACAGTATTATCACCTGTCCAACAGGAAACCTTTAATACTATTTTAAAACTGCAAGGTGAAACACAAGCAGAAAGGTATTATCAGGATGCTTTAAAAGAAAATCAAGTAGAGATAGATGCTCGTAATCTCCTTGAACAGCAGCGTCAAGAAGAAATAAGAAGAAGAAGAGAAGCTCAGCGTCTTATGGAAAAAGAAGCAGCTGAACTACAAGAAGTTGGTGTTCAACCTGGTCAGTTAGATCCTGCTGGAAGACAGATACCGGGCATTAGCTATCGAGGAATGAGAGATGCTGTCTATCCCGGTCAAGCCGACTGGAGCCAAGAAGAAATAGAAACAATCATGCTGGCCGACCAGATTGGTATGGCTGAAGCAAAAGGCTATGACATGGAAAAGATTGAGTATGCAAGAACAATCGCTGCTCTTCCTACTGATGTTATTAGAGATGCATACCTTAAAAAGCGTGGCCAAAAAATGTTTGGCACTTCAACTCCAGTGCAACCCGGTATTCCTGCAGGATCTGGTAGATCTAGGAACATTACACCTACAATAGCAACAGCGCAAGGGAAAACAGAACAAGCACCAATGCTAGTCAGAGGTGAGGATCCTCAGTCAATAATCATGACACAAAGGGAGCGTGTTCCTACAGAACAGGACATGGAAAACAGAAAGGTTCAGGCTTTTCAAAAGATTGAAGCTGGTTATGTTGCTCAAGGTTATCCAACTGAACAAGAAGTATTTGAAAACTATCATGACCAGTATAAGACACAGTTCTTTAAATCTTGGAACATTACATCGTTTGATGACCTTACAGATCCTAAAGAAAGAAAAGGAATCGAAGCACAACTTGAAAACGCTGCTCAAACTGCTGCAAGAGGCGATAAAGAGACAGCAACTTATAAAGCCAGACAAATAGTTTATACACGCGCTATGAGGCCCATACAGGTAGGAGGTTATCAACAGGAGCCACTCTTTGTTGAAGGTGGTAGATTACAAAGGAACCCTGAACTAGTTAAACAGATGAGTGGCCCACAGGCCATGATGGAGGCTTTACGACCTCAGTTATTACAAACTAGAGAAGAATACCAAGAAGAGCAGTTTGATAGAGCTGATAATGCAAAAGATTTTCAAATGGATGTTTATGCTACAGCAGCAAATGATGGATTAAATCTTGACGATCCTAAAAACATAGCAAATACTGAAGTTAAAATGTTTAATCAATGGGAGGATAATCGAAAGAAGCAACTCCGCTTTCAGTTAAAGTTAAATAGAGTAGTTCAGGAAAACTGGAGCCAAGAGCAACAAGAAGAATGGATTGAGTATGAAGCAAGAAAAGAACTAAGGCAATACATTCCCACTCAATACACACAGGATTGGCTAGCTAAGCCATCTATGGAAGCATTCCCACCTATTGATGTTGCACAAGAAATAATGCTCTTTGGTTCTGAACAAGTTATGCCATTTATTGGTGATGTATTAACTGAAAGAAAACGGGGTGGTGCTCTTGTAGAATCGACTGGAATGGCACTAGTAAGAGACATTAACTTACCTTTCAGAATGATACAAAACCCAGCAGCTGACCTGATGAGAGAAAGTATTGAAGCTACAACTGGTGTAAAAGAAGAAGACATTTTAAATACTCGAGGCCAGCTATACGATGCTGATACAGTTGAACTTACATCAGATGTAGAGTGGGGTAGTGGTGTATTAGAGGCTTGGACAAAAGAACTAGCTGTTGAGGTAGCTACTGCTCGTGGTTTAGGTAATGACCTTGCTGCTATACAGATAATAGATGATCCTACAAAACTAGGTGATAGACAAGATCACGCATTTTTAATGGGAACAGCAGCAGAGTTTTTTATTCCTTACAATAGCTTATTAAAACCATTTAGTGCAGGATTAAAATACGGTGGTTCAATGGTAAGAGGCGGTGCTCGAATGATGGATGTTGCTGCTGAAACTAGAAGAATACAAGCTTTAAGGAATACTGTTCCAAATGGTTCAGTTATGGATAACATAGCAGCTGGTGGAGCTGATGCATTAAAGTTTGAAAGATGGAAACATTTACCTTACACAAATGTTGAAGCAATGGGTGCTCGTGCTGGTGATAACATGTCAGCTGTTGATAGAGCTGCTGTTCTTATGAATAGACAAAAGGGCGCTGAACAACTAACACAACCTCAGTTTGCACAAACTAGACAAATGTTAGGTGAAGGATTAGAACCTAGATCCCGTCAGTTATTTGATGAACTAACAGACATAGATTCAACTGATGCAGTTGCTGTTTCAAATCGTAGTAGAGAAATAAACGAAAGCATAGAAACTTTAGCAAAAGAAAAAGGTATGACTGGTGATCTTGCTCGAGCATCAATGATACAAGAAGGATTAGAAGGCGGCTATCGTGCAAACAAATGGATTGATGACCTATTGATTACAGATCCTGCTTCACCTTCTAGTAAAAGAGCAAAAGGCTTTTCAGTAGATCAGCAAGGAAGAATGCAAAACAAAGCATACGAACATTTAAAAAAGTATGATGCTCAAGATTATGTTATGCTTACAGATAGAGTTGCTGCTCATACTGACTTTGTTAATCAAGGCAACATGGAAATAATAAATAGAGGTATTAAGGCTGCTCGACAAGATGGTATTTCAGTTAGAGGTTTAGGTTCCAGAGGTGATGATAGTTTAATACCTTTAAATGTGCCTAAAAGAGAATACTTCAGAAAAGCTGGAACATACCAAGGCGATCCTGAACTTAGAAGGATTTACGAAAAGCTTGAAGGCTTGCTTCCTGGTGAAGATGCTGTTCCAACTATGGGGATGGGCGAAAAAGCAATGGTTACCAGAAATCAGCTAACTGCCCGTGAAAGCAACTACATTACAGCAAGAATGGTTGAGATAGAGGCACATAAAATAGCTAAGTCAGGACGAGGTAAGCTTAAAGGTAAAGTGCCAGGAAGAGAAGGAAGAGTTACTAAACCTGAAGATGTAATAAAGGTAACACAAGAAGATACATTTAAAAGAGCACGCGTTCCAATGGATAGAAGGCAACCTATTGTAGATGTTGCTAATACTTGGAAAGATTTTGGGAAAGCAACAGGAAACTATGCTGTTGGTTTAATGAATCCAGCATTGAAACCTGCTTTTATCGTGCCTAAGCTAAAAAGATGGGTAAGTGGAAAGCTACCGGCTAAATGGATTTCGTCGTCAGCGGGCCAAGGAGAAAGGCTAGCGATGGGAAGGGTAGCAAGACAGGCTACTGAAGAAGTGGCGCGTTTGGAACGCTCCCTTCCCATTGTTTTTCGTTCTCTCAAACAGATGGCTGATGGCGATTCAGCCAAAGCATTAACATACGGTGTAGTATGGAGCCAGTTCGATGATGTTAGTCGTATCCCAACAATGGCACCAGAAGAACAGCTAGCAATGATGAAATACTATTTGGAACGCTCAAGGTTCAGAACTACAGAGGATTTAACAGCTTCAGGTGCTCTTGACTGGGCAATGGGAGCAGGTGAAAATCTCTTTGGGCCAAAGTTCTCTACTGTTCCAGCTGATGTTGATGATTTAAGATTAGCTTTATTAAATGCACATGAAAATGGTAGTAGCCTTTATGATTACAACACTTTAAATAGAGTATTTTCAGAGTTTTTAGATCAGCGACCAGGGTTAGCTGATGGTATGGCTGTTACTTATAGAAATGTCCCAGGATTAGAGAAGCCTGATTTAGAAGGTGTCTTTATAGGATCTATTGCTGATAGTGCAGCTAAGCAAAGAGTTACAGCAGTATTAAGAGAAAACATGGGTGAGTTTCCAGGCTACCAAAGATTTATGTTTCCAGATGCAACAGAAACAAGAGCTTCTTGGGTTGGATGGGTAATAGGCGATTCTCCTTTAAAGGTCGCAACAGCACCTGCTGCTAGATTAAAGATGACAGAAAAGATTGCAGCTGAAATGCTAGTATCAGGCAAGACAATAGATAACATGGCTCCGGCAACACTCAATCGTTTATGGGATGAAGTATTAGGGCCTGATAATCCAGTAACTAGATTAGAGGATGGTATTCCAGGTGGTGCTATAGCAAGAGATACAGTGCCGCCTCCTTCAAGAGTTCCATCTAGATTATTTCCTGAAGTAAGGGTATTACCTGAAGGCCCTCAGCCGCCATTGGCTAATAATGTTACTGAACTTACAAAGATGCTATTAGGCGATAAGCCACATTTCCTTTCTCAACAAATGAAAGTAATGGGTTATGCTCAAGGTATAGGTGATACTGATCAGATCGCTAAACACTTAGGAACAACAGTTACAAAGTTTGATAATGTAAGGCTTGATGAGGTTATTGTTCGAACAGGTTTCATTGAAGCTATGGAAAGAGGTGATGTTGTTGATGACCTTCGTATGCTTACAGACATTCAAACAAGGTTGGAAACAGTTGCTATTCCATTATCGCGACCAATGAAACGACAGTTATCAGACATAGCATCAGGTTTAAACGATCCTAAAACACTTCAACAGTTTGGTGCTTCTATCTCTCAACTAAAAAGAAAGAAGCCCGGTTTAGTTAATAAGATCTTCCAAAACATAGATGACCTGGCAGGTAATGTAAGAAGATCGTGGATAAGTGGTCAGCTTGGTGGTAAGTATGTTCCTAATGCTCCTTATCACATGGAAAACATTGTTACTGCACCTATCTTAGCTGCTGTTACTAATCCATCAACATTCAACATCTTCTCGTGGGGAAGACAACTAAAAGCCGGAACAAAAGGCCGACCAGTTGCTTCATTACAAAGACAAGCAATGAATGCACCAGATGATTATCTTCCTGGGACGGCATTAACAAATAAAGAGGTTTATGATGCTTTCCTACGGTATAACCTAGGGACGACACAAAGTAATCTTCAGCTAGGCGATGTGGCCCTTAATGATTTAAGATACATCATGAAAGAATCGAAGTTGGGTATTAAGCACAAACATCCCGGTTCAGACAACATTTTGAGACAAGCAGGAGAAAACTTAGCTGATGGTATAGAAAGATGGGCACCTGGTATGCAAGGTAGAACAAGCTATGCTATGGATTGGGCACTTGAAACTGATTACTTCTTTAGAGAAACATTGTTTGTTAAATCATTACAAGAAGGAAAAGGCTTTGATGAAGCAGCAAGATTAGCAAGAGAAACCTTCTTAGATTATGGACAACTACCATCTGCTATGAGAAGGAACTGGATGCGATCTGCTTTATACCTCAGTTTTACATACATGACAATGCTTGAGATGACTAAGGCTATGTTTAAACCTAGTGCTTTAATCAACATCAATCGTTTTGCAAGAGGTCATGTTGCGATGGCTAAATACACTGGATCTTATAACTATGTGGGAGACACGACATTACAATCTATGTGGCTTTCTACGCAAGAGCCTATGTTTATAGGGGAAGGTGATGATGATAGCAAGAAATACAAACAGAGGGCCGTTAATACATACTATAGAGATCCTTGGATGAGTGGCCTAATGACAATGGCACAGATGGGTCATTACACCTATGGTTTGACAACTGGTCAGCCTGAACTTACAGCTAACTCTACAATAGAAGATGTGTTAGATTATTTCTATGTTCCTGTTCTTGATACAATCAAAGAGTTGGATGTTGATTATAAGAAAGGTGTGCCTCCAAAACAAATGCATCAGTTTCTAACTGGTATGTATTTATCTGGTTTAATACCAGTGTGGAGTGGAGAAGGCGCTGAAACCTATGTCGATCGTTATGATCTTGAAGTTAAACCACCCAGTAAAACCACAATAGGTGCTCCAAACTATGCGGGCTGGCAGTTTAGATTCAAGACACCTGCTGGTTATCAAAGGTATGTTATTGACCAGACACTTGTAACAGTGGCTGGAGCTAAGCGAATAAATGACGACATAACCGGTGCGCTCATTAGCGGTGGCTATGTTCCTGAAGGAACTGATTTCACCTACCTAGAAAATGGTAAGCCGGTATTGATGGTGCCTGAAGTAACAGAACCGTTAGAATACATGTTTCTTAGGAAGCGGCCTGTTAGATTACCGGCAGATTGGGAAGCTCGTGACAGAGTGTTGCGTTCGCGTATGTATAAGTTGAAAGAGTATGAGAAAACTTTCCGTGAGGAAGATTAAAGAAAACTGGTGTGCTGGTTTGGGGTATTCCAGCGGTTAAGGGGATTTTATTTTAGGAGGTTGTTATGGCTATTAAAAAAGTTAAAGGTGGTTACAAAGCCACTACAAAAAAAGGAAGAGCACTATCTAAGAAACCCAAGTCAAAGAAAGGTGCATTAAAACAGCTGGCTGCTGTAGAGCTTTCAAAGAAAAAGAAAGCAAAGAAAAAACCACGGCCAGTGAAGAAGAAGAAAAAGCCTAGCAAGAAGAAGAAATACTAGGAAAAAAATCTATGCTATTATAGAGGTATAATAACTCCAAGTTGTTAGATAGAAGGGAGGATCTCAATGCCAAAGTTTGGCTCATTTATACATACTGCTAAAAAAATCGGTTTAACAACCGCCTATGGTAGTAGCTTCGACACTTCGAAGTTTGTTCTTTTAAATCTCAATGACGCAGCATCTGGAAGTTTCGCTTCACCTAATAAACCTGGCGATTCCTTTCAAGGCAACCTACAGCTATTTCGTTTGAGAGGCTTAGCATCTGGAGGCTTGACCAATGGGGGGAAGATAACAGTTAAAGGAACATGGGATGCGGCTGGACAACAGTTGATCATAGCTCCAACAACTATAACACTTACTGCAGACATGCAAGATGTCGATGGCACTGGTTATCATTCAACCACTATGCTAACGGACGCTTATGTCGCCAATGCAACAGATACATTATACATTTGGATTAAAACATCGACTGGGACATTTACACTCGACCAAGTTGAAATGACATGGGTGGAGTGAGATGCCAAGAGTTCAGTATCCAAGCCCGTTCGTAATAACAGCGGATCATTATGGTTCGGATTTAATCTACCAAGATTTGACTAGTTCCTGTAATGGGAGCAGAACCGTATTCACTGTTAGTGAGGAGTATAGAGCAAACGCCTTATACATCTTCTTTAATGGATTATTACAACGCTTAGGGCAAGAAGTAACGCAAGATGCAGCAAACTCTCAGTTTAGTTTGTCATTTACACCGACAAGCAATGATACTTTGGTTGCAATCTTTCAGCCAAAAGATCTTCCACTTGCCCCACAATAAGTTATTCTTTAGTTGAGTTTCGTAATACTTAAACATGTCCATTAAAACAGGAGTTATTTTATGGCTATTCAGATTAGAACCGACCAGGTTCAAAACAACGCAATCACCGCTGGTAAGATTGACCTTACCGGCACATTCGACTTTGGTTCCGGAACACTACAAGCTGGAACACCTTCAAATACAACCGATGTAGCTAATAAAGCTTATGTTGATTCACAACTTCCAGACGCTTTTTCTGGTGGTGATGGTATCGCTATTGCTACTGGTTCAGATCCTGATGTTATTAGTGTAGATTTAGCAACCGATCCAGGCCTTCAGTTCTCTTCAAACAAACTTGACCTTAAGCTTGAAGCTAATAAAGGTTTGATAAAAGGCGCATCTGGTGTATCTGTTAAACTTAAGACAGAAACCGGTGGAACTATTAGTGTAGATTCCGGTGGTTTATACATTGCTAATAGTGCTATTGGAAACGCTAAGTTAGCTAACAGCACCATTTCAGGTAAAGCCTTGGGGGCCAACCTTGATAGCCTTACCGATGGTAATGGTATCGCTGACTTCACCTTCAACGGTTCTGGTGCAGCTTCTATCGCTATCGACCTTGATGGCGCTACTCTTGCAGTAGGTGGAAGTGGTATTAAAATCGCTGATAATGGTGTTGGATCCGGTCAAATCGCAGGTGCTGCTGTAGGTTTTGCTGCTATGGCTTTTAAACCTAAGCGAGAAACAGTTACTACCAATGGTTCTACTACCGCTTTTGCTTTGCTGAATCGTGTTGCTGATGCTGATTGGCGAAAGCAAATCATGGTTTTCAGAAACGGTTTGCTTGTAGAAGAGGTTGCTTCTGGAGCTTCTGGTTCCGACCAGTATGTTGTTAGTGATAACGGTTCTGCTACCACCATTACATTTGGTGCTGCTCCCGCTACTGCTGATAATGTTCGCTTCATGTATGTCGCATAAGTTATTTGTTAAAGCTGGAGGTATGTAATGGAGCTTGTTGAACTTGCATCTTGGCTTGCCGGCCCTGCTGGTGGCCTCATTACATGCCTCTGGCTGTTTCAAAAGTTTTTGAACTACCAAGAGAAACAGCTGGATAAACTGATTGAAGAAATGCAGGCTGATAGAGCATTGTTTAGAGATGCCATTAACAAGATGGATTCGAGGCTTAGCATCGTTGAGATCGGAGTGAATGACATTAAAACACAACTCTTGAGGGGGAGGAAAGATGAGTAAGAAATACGATAAGAAACACCTATACAGATACACACCTGATGTTATGAAACTAATCGTTAAGATAGTTAAATACTCTAAAGGTGGTTTGGATAAAGACGAGATAAGAGAACTGGGAGAGGATTTGTTAGACATTGCTTTAAGAATACTTGAAGAAGTATTTGAAGATGCCTGTCCTAAGTGTAATAAGTCGCCTTGTGTATGTCCTAAATCTGCCATAGCGATACCTTAACGAGGTTTATTCAGATTGGCTTCTATTTGTTTCAATAGGTTATTTAACCTATCATCATTTAGAAGCTCTTCTGGGTTATTCTGTGTATCATCATTAAACCAAACCAGTTGTAGCTCTACCCTATCTACATACATTAGCTTTCCGTTGTTCAATAATACCTGAAGTTTGTAAGGCCATTGAGGATCTACATCTATTATCATTCCAATCAGAATGATGTATTGATAGTTGTCTCCACCCAACCAATCTAGATGCCTCATTGCACATAATGCTCCCTTATACTCTTGATGCATTACCATACTGATGCACTGAGGGGATGCTTGTTCTTTACTGTTGCCATTTTTATTTCCTGTTGTTATGTTAAGATGTTCTACCAATCTTAGTTTAAGTATAACAGGTTCGATCAAAATGTATAAGTTATTTTAAATAAAAATGAAATGTAAAAGAAATGTAAATAAATGTAATCATTGAATACAAATACTATTTACAAAGTATAGTTACTACTGAGGGGAGGAGGAGAGAGAGAGCTATAACCGGTAGAACGGCGCCAGCCAGTTCGTTACGGTTTATTATCTATAGTATTATTATTTATTATTATTATAGATCTATAGATTAAATCTATTATAGTTACTCTTAATCTATTTCTATTATTATAATCTTCTATTTATTTAAAAAGATTATTATAAATCTTCTATTTACAGAGTATTATTTAACTGTTCTACTAATCAACAACTTACATGAATACAGAAATAAGAGGAATAGTTTATGAATACATTTACATTACATTACATTAAATAAAACATAATAGGTTTATCTTTATAAGAGAAGGGTTATACTTATTGATGAGGAGGGGATGTTGTTTTTTATTATTCTTCTTGTTGTTGAAAGAGTATGTTCTGCCATTTACAACATCTCCTCCTCTCTTTGTCACCTAAGCTTCGATTAATCTCCGATACAAAACTTTTAGTCAATAGCTTAACCTCTCCTCAGTAAAATGGGGGGAGGCTTCTCTCCAAAATAAGTTAGATAATACACTTCGATCAGTATAGTTATTACTGTATCGGAGACATTGATGACTAACTTATTTGAGCGCTTACAGAGCGCAGCTCGCCCGTATGAGGTGAGAGTAGGAGAGATCCTGACAACAGAAAACTGGCACCCTATCCCATCTCAGTCGATGGATTATGATGTGCTACTATACAACCCCTTAGAAGATAAACACTTAAAAGTAGAAGTGAAGGTTCAAGAGGGGTGCAATAAGAATAAAAAACCTTATGACACTGCATGTATTGAGATAAAAGAATACCAATACAGACATGATGATTATGTATGGAGCCATTGGCTAACAGCACCATTCGACATCATGGTGCATTACAATAAGTTTAATGATACTGCTTACCTCTTCAATGGACAGATCCATAGGTCATGGGCGTGGGGCAAAAGACATAACAGACGCCGCTCTTTTCAGGTAAAAACTGAATACATAAAGAGCGGTTGGACAGATGTAAATGCTGGGTTCTTTATGTCTATACCATACAAACCTACCACGAACAGGAAAAAAACATCTGCTATTAATGTGGGGAGGCTCCATGAACCTATTTCAGATACCTAAGGTAACATTAAAACAAGGCGATCTTTTCGTGCTGACAAATAAAACAAACAACAACAATCAAGCGATGATGATACTAACTCAGTTCGATCTGATAGATGAAGAAACTGCGGTATTAGAGCTAACCTCACCTGATGACAACTCTCAACGCATAGTAGGAGAACTAAGATTAAATCAAGGTTTCTATGTGAATGGCCAACTACTCGACTGCCACATAGATTACACACCCATCTTGGGGGAGGCATAAAAGAAATGATACATGAGCAGAACAATGGATACGCAGTGGTGATAGAAAATCCAAAGCTATGGGGGAAGTATTGCGTATTCACACCAAAAGGTTTAATAATCCCATGCCATAATCTCAACACAGCACGCAACATACGCGATGACTATAACATGAAGGTGAAAAAATGCCAGGACACAGAAAAAGCTACGATAACAGACAAGATCCTACTCAAGGTAAAGCAGCACAAACAGGCGTAGATACAATAGAAAAAGCGATCTATACATTAGAGTGTAAGCTTAATACTCCGCATAAATACACAGCTGAGGATAGAGAACTAATGCACCAAGGTATAGAATGGCTAAAGGCACAGAAACTGGCGGGAAAGACACTCATCGATGTAATCAATGACCTCCCCTCAGATGCCGAACTACCGGGGATTAAGCGTTGAAATCATCCATGCGTGAGATCGCTTACCTTCCCAGGAGCTACGGCTATACGCGTCTGATTTCGATTTTTCTTTTTCCAAAAAGTTGAGGAGAAAAAATGATTTTTACAATGGAAAGTTGTAAAAAAATGTAATAAAATAAATAATCATTTATTTAAAAAAGTTTTGTATAAATGAAGGTTATTTAGTATTATTAATCATCAAAACTTATTACTATTTTAATAATAAATAGGTTATTGATAAAACAAAAAATGTAATAAAAATGTAAAAAAATGGAGATAAAAAAATGCCAGTAAATAATAAAATGACAATGTTTGAAGTGTTAAGTTTGTGTAATGAAATAAAGGATTGGAAGATTTGGGAAGCAAAAATAAAAAAGATAAATAAAAACTTTCTTTACCTTGCCAAATGTATTAATGATAGATTAATGTTTGATTTGCAAATCCATTATTCTCAAGTAGAAGATGCAGAAGATTTAAAAAAATATGTTGCCTATAAAAATGCCAAATCAATAAATGATTTAATAAATCAAAACTTTTACCAAAAGGAAAAGATTAGACATAACCTAAATCTAAACCTTTCCCGTGTTAATGGTTGGGATGAAGAAAAGTTATTAGCTTTTGATGCACAAAAAATCATAAACTTTAATGATTGTATTTTAGGATTATTAATGGATAGTAAAGATTATTTATTTAGTTTTGAAAATGATGCATTAATAAATGTTTGTGCTTCAACTCATTTCAATCTAAAAAATCAGGCCGGTGTAGAAGATTTTGGTAATGCCATAAAATCTTTTTGCCAAAAAGATGTTTCATCAACTTGTCCTGAAATGGATTGGAGGTTTAATGGCAAAATGGATCCTGAAGATTTAGAAGATTTTGAAATGGATGAACAAACTTTTCAATAAAACAAAATCAAAATAAAGTTGTAAAAGCCGGCTTTGCCGGCTTCTACTTCTAAAACTATACTCATCACCCTTCAGGATAACTTGCTTAACATTTTCTTTTAGATAAGAAAAATGAAAAAGAAATGTAAAAAGATGTAATCCTTTTGTAAATCCTTTTAAATCCTTATCATCCTTTCCTTCCTTATTTTCCTTTGACCTTTGTTTCCTTTGGTCGATGTGTAATCGCGTCGCAAGCGTTTGACGAGTTTTGAAGCGACTTTTGTATAAGCCGGTTGATTGGCTATTTACAAATGTATTACGAGTTTTTACATCATTTTTACAAGTGGCCTCCTCTAAAATGTTGAATGGCTTTCTAAAGATTTACAAAAAAACCTGCCATAAAAGGCGACCTTTCTTTTTGTTTTATCTTTTGTAAATAGCCAATAAACATTGTAGAATAGTAATAGGCTTTTAAATGGCCAGCTAATGGGAGTATGGCAGGTCAAATCATCATCACAAAAAGAAAAAAGAAAGGATACGAAAAAGTGTAGTATTTTGTTTGTAAATCATCATTTTATGAGTTATAATAGCATTAACAAGCGAGTTTAAAAGCAGGCCGGGGTGGGGCCCCAGGTTCAAGCGTCCAAAGCGAGTAGATCTGCTCGTTGAAATGCACCCCTTCAGAAAAGCGAAAACGAGATAAAGCGAAAACGAGAGAAAGAAAACTGGGAGTGAGCAACCATTGAGAAAAATACTCACCCCCAGAAAAAGGGCTAATCCCTTTTAAAAGATGTCTGCAGATACTACCCTGGCCCAACAATCACGGTAATCATTAACATCCCGATCTTGAACTTGAATCCATGTCTGCATAAAGTTTTTGATTTCAACTTTCAGATCTGCATTCATTCTCCACTCACAACATTCCCAACAACCTATGTCTAGTGGTGGGGTTTTGAAGTAATAGCAGCCATCTTTTTTGTAATGAAACTGAACCAATCGATTGTTCCGGGCCAAAATACCGGAAACACTTCGGCTAGCCCATGTGATTACAGCATGACCATAGATCTTCTTCTTCTTTTTCTTAGGAATAATGGGTTTTAAATCTGTTTCAAACTCAAGCTTTCTGCGATGACAAGCTATCCAATGCATTCTATTTCCGACTGTTCGCTTATCCCGTAACTTGTATTCAACCTGCCAACCAGGGAAAAACATGGCATCCTCTGACCACCAGATCCGATACATTCTTATCAGATTTGAAGCATAATCAGGCTTTTCAACATGATAGTATTTACCCTTCTTGACGATTTGTTCATCATTCCATCGGGTTTCGTTATTCGTTCCATCACTCCAAAAAATGTCTGCTATTTTTATGTATGACATGTTAGTTCTCCTTATTTTAAATGAATAGTTCTGCCATGAACCATGTTATTATTATACACAGCTGTAGCAGCATTTACAAAATAAAGTGAAAGTTCTCAAATTAATTGCATGCAATTAATTTGAAAAGTAGTTTATTGATCGATACTTACAGTGTATAATAGTAATGGCTTACATACAGGAGGAAAACAACATGAAGCTTAAACACTGGAAAAAGAAGGCTATGAAAGATGATGCTGACTATTCAGATGTCGTCTATACGCCGAAGGATCTTGCTTTTAGAATAGTGGATCACTTCAAGCCGTGGGGTTCTGTCTTAGAACCTTGCTGTGGCACTGAGCAGGGATACATTGATCACCCAGCTTTTACACATTGGTGCGAAGTAAGAAAAGGAAAAGATTTCTTTGATTACGAAAAGTTCCACGATTGGATTATAACAAATCCACCTTATTCAACATTCGCTCAGTTCTTGGAAGGTTCCCTATACACGGCCAATGAAATCGTTCTAGGGCCAATCAAAGCTGACCAGATCTTCAGTTCAAAGAAGCGTCTAAGGGTTATTAAAGAAGAAGGCTTTGGTATTAGAGAAATCGTCTTGATGGACACACCACCGAAACCTTGGCCTCAAACAGGCTTTCAATACTGTGCCGTCTGGCTTAGTCGAAACTACTTTGGCCCTATTAACTTTACAGATTGGAGGACAAAATAATGTTAAATCAAAAAGGAACACCATTTAAAACAATAGTAATAGATCCGCCATGGAAGTTCATTGGCGGTGGTAATCGTAATCCGGATCAGCATTATGACGCAATGAAGCTTAAGGACATCATCCCTCTTTGCAAAGATACACTTGATAACTACAACATTGAGGATAATGCACATTGCTACATTTGGTGCATCAACATGCACATTGACAAAGCTCTAGATCTAATGAAAGAACTAGGCTTCGAATACAAGACGAACATTGCTTGGGTTAAGAACTCATTTGGTTTAGGATACTACTTCAGAGGCCAGCACGAGCTTTGTCTCTTTGGCGTTAAGGGTAAAGGTAGCCAAGTGAGAACAGGCCATAAGAATGTATCCTCAGTCATTAAAGCGAAGAAGCGAAAGCATAGTCAAAAACCAGATGAGTTCTACGATCTTGTTGAGAAAAGAAGCTTTGGCCCTTATCTTGAACTATTCAGTCGTCATACACGAAAAGGTTGGACAATGTGGGGTAATGAAGTAGGAAAGCTTGATGACCCAATTGACGAACCGTCAATTGGAGAGGTATTAGATCTCTATCCACCTTCAAATGGCCCATTAGAGGAACGAAACATTTGGACAGAAGATCGTGCAAAAAAGACAATAGTTAAGGTTCGTTAAAAAAAAATAACGACCCCGTTTATAAAAACAGGCGTCTCGTTATACTTATACCTGTATTAACTTACAGGGAGATAATAAATGTCTAGAAATAAAGGTGGTATGGTGTATGAGAAACCTCCATACTGGAAGGGTAGTAGATACCCAGATAAGTTTTTTGAAGGTCGCGTCTTAGACAAAACCTTCAATCTTTATAACTCAGCTCTTAAAGAGCATTATGAAGCGAAAGTTGTGTTAGTTGATGATAAGCTTCCACGGGTTAGGCTTTACATTCCCCACTTTGACCAACAAGCTTGGTGCAAATGGGCGGATGGTAGGTATAACCAGATCCCAATGGCGGGTAGATGGAAGATGCAAACAGTAAAAGGCACCCCAAGGGCGTGCGACTGGAGGATAAGATTATGAACATGTATCACAAACATGCTTGGTGGGTTGGTTTAAAAGATGAAGATGATAAGATCTGGTATCGCTACCATAAATCATACAAGCAAACTACAATCGATTGGATTATTGACCAAAATGAGTGTTGTTATCAGACACATTCATGGGATGACGAGGATGCTGGAGAAGACATTGAACAGCCTGACCCTATGGAAATACTGGGGCCCTTATTAAAACACATCTCAGAGTTGGATCAGAACATCCTAATGCTACGATACGGACATAACTTAAAGTGGCGTGAAATAGGCGATAAGTTAGGTTACAACATTAGTTACTTATGGAAGCGTGAAAAGCGAGCAATGAAACTACTTAGAAGCTTGTTATGAAGTTTCTTTGTAGTGGTTGCGGAGCTTGTTGTAATCATGTGGGCACTCTTCAAAAAGAGCTACCAGTTGATGAGAACGGACGCTGTTTAAATCTAGATGAGAATAATCAATGCAAGATCTATGATACTAGGCCTGATGTGTGTCGTGTTAATAAGATGTTTGAGAAGAATAAAGGTGTGGTTGAAGGCCGTGTCTTAACTCGTCTTCAGTATTACATGTTAAATACACTTACTTGTCATCGTTTAATAGACATGGATGGATTAGATGAAAAGTTTAAAATACCTCTAGGTGATTATGACAAGGAAAAATAAAGTGCTATACATAGGAGGTAACACTATGAGCACTCAAGATCAAAAACTAAAGAAGAAAGCTGAGCACGCTCTGCGTTCCAGAAACTACAAGACACGGCTAAAGAAGGCTGTAGAAGGTGGTGACTTTGAGCAGATCGTGAAAAGCATTATGCTATTAGCAGTCAAGCACAACGATGATACAGATTGGAAAGCCTCACCTAGAACCTTTATGGAACTACTACAGGTGATGCACAAGTATAAGGTTGAGTTTGGAACTGCAGATGGTGATTTCGACGAAATACTCAGGGTGATAGATGGCGGCCAGGATTAGGAAGGTTCCTCAGGAGCTATTAAACGCTTTTGAGAACCCAAGAAACTTTTTCAAGTTTTTAAAAGTATTCGATAAAGAAAATAACAAACTGGTTCCTTTTGTTTTAAGGGACGAGCAAGAGGAGCTATTAGATGCATTACTCACGCAAAACCGTATTATCGTTCTTAAAGCACGCCAACTTGGATGCTCAACTCTTATCAGAGCTTACTTCCTCTGGCAACAATACATGTCAGGAGAGCCAACAAGCCACGCCATTATTAGTTATACCAGAGACAGTGCCGACCATCTCCACCAAATGGACAAAGAGTTCTATCTCTCATTGCCAAAACCATTGCAAAGGAAGCTTAGCAAATCGTCCGCAAGAACCCTCCAGTTTGGAGATACTAAATCGACACTTAGATCCTTTACCGCAAGTGGGAAGGCCGGAGCCACGCGAAGCTTTACTTTTTCATCTAGCCACATCTCTGAGTTTGCTTTCTTTGACGATCAAAGTGATTTGCTTGCCAATGTTGTCTCTTCAGTAGGGGAAGGACAGATTATTATAGAAACAACGCCAAATACACCAGGTGATAAATACCACCAACTTATTATGGGAGCACCAGAGAATGGTTGGCACCTTTGTTTCTTTCCTTGGCATCAACATAAAATCTACACTAAAAAATCTCAGTTCCATCAGCCTCAGGTTCCTAATCCCACTTCAGAAGAACAGGCTTTAAAGGAACAGTTTGGTTTAACATTAGGCCAGCTTTACTGGCGTAGATCCCAGATTAATACATTAGGTGTAGAAAAGTTTAGACGCGAGTTTCCCGCTACAGTCGATGAAGCCTTCTTTGCATCCTCTAACAACTTCTTTCCGATGGACATCTTAGATCGTTTA